AATTTTGGAAGGCTTGTAGCGGTATTCTGCGTAGCGTTCTTGATAACCCCAAGCCTCTTCATTGACAGGGGTAACTCCGTCAGTTCCGAGTATTGACGGGTCTTGTGCATAGATTTCTTTGTTTGCAATGATTTGCTCCCCTAGGTGACTGAGTGCTGGCCAGTAGAAGTCCCAGCGAGATTTACGAGAGAACATGCGATCGAGGCCTTGTTGATAAGTGAGATCAGCACGAGCTGATACTAGGCCGATAATGATGCAGTGTTCAGTGAAGGATTTGGTAAAGCCATGACCATTGATTGAGCCGACACCGAAAGCGGATAAGTTTGCTTGGGGTGATGTTGCATCGGTTGACGAGGTTTGTGCCACAGGATTGATGTTAATTCGAGAAGTGCCGCCGCCCAAATATTCAGGGCGTTGCATGCGGCTGTCGGGTGATGTAACCCCGAAGTGACTTTTGATAATTTCTGTTAGCCTGGTGCCGCCTCTTGCGTCACGTTCGAATAGCTTTTGTAGTTGGAAGGCTTGACGTAATTCATTGATTGTTGCAGCGGTAGCCTCAGAAAGATCAGCGTAAAGTTTATTACCGCCGGATGCATCCTCGGACGCACTAATATTTACATGAGTATCAGTAGCAGTTAAGTATCTGTATTGATCTACTCCATCAGAATAAACACTAATAGGATCCGTTTCACCTACTGTTGTTTTAATATCTGCAGAAGTACCGAGAGGTAAAGTAACTGCATCACCTTTTTGTGGCCAAGGTAATGCAGATGTAAAGTAATCATGACGTTTTGTTCTGCGAAGTAGTGTGTAGTCGCCGTTGTCATCTGGACCATCGCCTTTATTTACAGGTACAGAGTCTTCTAGGTTCTGGTCGCGGAACCATTCATTGGCTATTAAATTATAGGCGCGATGCCAAAGAGCAGAAGAAGCAAGATTAGGTACTTGAGTTGGTATTCCAAAGTAATCAGAGAGAGTGCCATTAGTCCAGCCGCCTACTGGAGCGGTAATTTGTGGAACTAAATAATCAGTAGAATCACCGGGATTTTCTTGTTCACCATTCATTTTTGCCCAATTATCCCAAAGTAATCGTACAGGTACGGCAAAAAAGAAGGAATCGAGGTGAATATTATCCATGAACGGGTGGATAGGTGTTGCCAGGCGCGTGAAGGCAGTCATTCTTAGATTCAGCGAATCTCCGGGCAATGCCTCATCGCAGAAGATTGGAATTAGCCAACCTGAGTCAAAAGTCGTTTTGAGGCCGTGGGATCGATTGAAAGAGGATCGAGGGATAGTTGCTTTTGGTACTTGAGAGAATTGATGGTTAGATGTTGATTTCATTTTACAATCTCCATTTTAGGTTCGAGTTGTTCTTCAGGAAGTTTAAGTTCTACAAGAGAACATATAATTTGTTTAGTGTGATCTATTTCGCCATTATTATCATCAAAAGTTCCGAGGGAGAACAAAGTATAATCGGCCGGATGTTTATTAAAAGCATGATCTTCAGTTTTTACAAAATCGTGAATAATGCGTTTTGCTTGTCCGATTGTATCAAAGAAGAAAGGTTGATAGAAGGCTTCTGCTTTTTGATCATAGATTGAAAATATTTGTTTAATCATTTTCGTAATTCCTTACCAGTTTTTTTAGTTGGCGTTCTTTACATTCCTGTCTAACTATTAGACGAGAATCAGTATTGTTTTCTTTATATGGAACAGCCGCTTTTATGCGAGCTAGTTTAAGTTTTCGAAAGTCAGAAGGATATATCTTTTCGTACATTGAATCATAGAATTTAGGTGGGCGCACCTTTTGGCCGCGATTTATTGTAATAAAATCTTTTGGATATACATCGGTGAGATTTTGTTCTAACCATTTAGCGGCGATACCTGGTCGCCGAGACATGGTTGAATATTCGGATTGCATATCAATAATTTCACCTGTGTATTGGCAAAAGTTTTGATAGTAAGTCAGTCCATGTTCGTCTTCCCGCTCCGCCAGTGGACCATTAACTTTTTTCATACAGTACCTGGCGACATAAGCAGCAGATTCGAAAGTTATGGTCCCGATAGTTGAAAATCCGTAGGGCCACAGTTTTTCGAGTTTTTGTGAAGTATAAATACGTTGGTCGTTTTGGATAGTATGCAGCCGTTTATCATCAAAATCATGGCCAAAGATAAGAGCATGATAGTGAGGCCTACGAAATTTTTCACCGTATTCTCCTGAATGAAAGTAACGTACTTTTTTTGGGGCAATTTGTTTACGAAGACGTTTCATGAAATCTTGAAAGTCTTTTTTGATGAGAGTGCCACCACTAGGAAGGTTTTCGTTGGCGTAAGTGAGGGTTATGAAGCAGTTTTCTTCGTGAAGTTGGGACTCGTGCATGCAGCGAGTTGCCCATTGACGGGCGCGATCCAGACGACAGCCTGTGCATTGGCCGCAGGGAACAGATATCGAAGGAAGATCTGTATAGGCCTCGGAGGCCGTGAAGGTGATCCCTCGTTTTCCGGTGTTTGGATTTAGGCTGTTTGATCGCCACGCCGTCAAGGGACAGTAGCATGGCATTACAGGCGGATGCCGCCACGCATTGGGTTGGCATTATTTTTTCGATGATAGCCAGCAGTTTTTGAGAACAGTTTCCGAGATTTTTTTCGACCCATTTTTTTACGTCTCATTTCGTACCCTTTCTTTGGGTGGTGTCAGTGGGAACAGTTAATATCAAGTTGGTTAACTGTTCCGGTTGTAGCCGAAGCGGCTTTAAGAGTCAAGACCGCCTGCGGCAGCGGGTACTAAGACAGCCTTAAATCGATGAAACTGATTTAAGGCGGTCCTAGTACCTTTTTTATTTACGAAGCGTCAGAAGATGTTTCTATGCTTTCTGGAGCTGGTTGTATTGGCGCACATTGAGCATTTGGTTTAAGTAAGCCCATTTTTCCCATTTCTTCGCGATTGTTTGGATCATTGACGAAGTTAAGGAATTGGGCTGGATCATTTGAGAATTGAGCGCGTATTTCAGCAGTGAGAGTTTTGAAAGCATTATCAGCAGCTTGGATTTGCTGCATAGCTTCGTGGTAAGTGGGGACATTAGAAATGTCGGAGTAATCCCCTTGATGTGTGTTGACGTGTGTACAGAGACCCGTTTTGCGATATGTCGCAAGAAGGTGATTAATATCACACGCAGCAGCGTGGTGTTTTTCCGTCATAGACGGATTTGGAGAATCGAATGAGTAACGAACTGGTGACGAGTAAGCAGATCGGAAAGGTATAGTGTAATTTTTTTTCATATTACCTCCTGTATTTGAACATCTTTTTATACCAGTCAGGTTGACCTGATCTGGAGTGTTGAAGAGCTGGACCTTTATCACGTTGTCTGGAATGTTGCATTTTACCTTCAGTCGTTTTTTGTTTTGAATAGTAATCGAAGGCACTATTGAAATTTTCTTTGGTCCATTTTGGAATATCTTCAAGTTGTATAGGGTTTACAGTGTCTGTAACACCTTTTTGTAGTGAACCAATGGCCAGAGAGCGTTGAAATTGATTATGAGCATTTTGAGCGGTCAGGGCAAATCCTTCCCTTGCTGAAGTAAGTTCTTGTGGTAACACAAGTTGATTGTACATTCGTGCTTTTTTAAGTTGTTCAGCAGATAAAGCATTATTGAGATATAGGCCTTCGATTTCGTTGTCAGTTTTTTGTATTTGAGAACGCATTAAGTTATAGGCCTGTGCCGATGCGGCCATTTTACTAGCACCTTCAGTCGCAGCAGCTCCGACGTTGCCTGATTGGTAAGAGGATCCAGAAGGAGTACCTGCACCGCCTTGTTTATAAGCAAGAATTGGATTGATACCAGCAGCGCGCATGTCATCAGTTGCGCGTTGATATTGCGTATTAGACATCCGCTCTTGAAAGGCCATTTGTTCGGCAGATGAGGCCTGGTTAGCCTCATTTGCGGATTTTTGACCAAGGAAGCTGCCAGCAGCACCGACAGCTCCACCTAATAGTGATCCGACACCGGGAGATATAAAACTAGCAGCGGACGAAAGTGCTTTTCCTATCGAAGAAAATAATCCCATAATTTTCTCCTATCAGAAGTGATCGATTAAGCCCGGTACAGAGTAGACAGGCATAGGGCGGGCACATTTATAACTGAAGTATGAGTCGAATAGGAATTCAGGTTCGTCTTGAACGGCTATTACTCTTTGGATCGGCGGAGTTTCGCGAATAAAGTCCAGATTGAGAGACGGTAGTGAAGAGAAGTCTTGAGCAAGGTGCCACGTGTCCAGAGTTTGAGCGTCGTTAGAGCGGAACTTGCCGGTAATTTTGGAAGGCTTGTAGCGGTATTCTGCGTAGCGTTCTTGATAACCCCAAGCCTCTTCATTGACAGGGGTAACTCCGTCAGTTCCGAGTATTGAC